GCAATGGTTGTCGCGCCGACCGGCAAAAAGGATTACATCGCGCAATATCAAGGCGCAATCACGAAGGCGTTGCGCGACTTGGAAGTAAGTGCGGGCAGTTTTCTCATCCCAGAAGAACTCGCGACATACAGTCCGAAATTCCTTCACCTGCTTCATAATGTCCTTGATAAACAACACATCGGTCTCCACTTGATATACAGTCAGTTCCGCACATTGGAAGGTATCGGGATTTTAAAACTCATTCTTGAGGCCAATGGATTCGCACAATTTAAAATCAAACAGTCATCGATGGGTGACTGGACGATTGATATGACGCCGGAAGAACAGGAACGCCCATGTTTCGCACTTTATACGGGAACAGAAACACCGGAAGAAAAGGAAATCATCCGTAATATATTCAATAGCAAGTGGAAGAATGTGCCGAAATCCATCACGGATAAACTCGCCCTTCGAACCACCAATAACATGTATGGCGAAGTGATTAAAATCCTGATGATTACCGCATCGGGGGCGGAAGGTATCAACCTGCGAAATGTGCGCTACGTCCATATTACGGAACCCTACTGGCACCCGGTTCGCACAGAGCAGATTATTGGTCGCGCGCGTCGTATTTGTAGCCACATCGATTTGCCGGAAGACCTGCGAACAGTGGATGTGTTTCTCTATGTTATGCGATTCACTGCGCGCCAAATGGCGAGTGACAATGACGAATCTCTCAATATTCGGATGAATGATAAGAGCAAGACGGACGGAGTGACGCCGATGAGTACAGACCAGTCGCTTTACGAGATATCCAATATCAAGGAACGGATTACCCGACAGATATTGACGGCAGTCAAGGAGTCTTCATTCGATTGTATGATTCACGCCAACGCGGATGCGAAGGAACGCCTCCAGTGTTACTCGTTTGGAATGGGGACCAACGAAGATTCTCTCGTGTATCAACCAAATATTGCGTCCGAAGAGGATGATAAGACGAAGAAGTTGAATAAACAGACGAAGAAGGTCGCATTGCGTAAATTAATTGTGAATGGGAAAGAATATGCGGAAGACCCCGACACGCATATCATTTATGACCTAGAATTGTATAACATGGGGAATTTGGTGGAACGAGGACGGCGGACAATATTGCCGGCCGACCCACAGAGGGGGGTGAGCGAGCAGTCGCGGGTCGAATTTATATAATTACGACGTCATACGTCGTCATACGTCGTCATACGTCTTCATTTACCATCGGTTTTCTTTTTAGTTTCAGAAAGATTGGGTTCGTATCTTCCTGAAATCTCACTTTGCGTGTGTCTTCCGATTCTTTTGCGGTGACTTGCGGTGGCATGGTGGCCTTCATTCTCTCGGAGATTTCATCCAGGTCTCGTTGACGCGCCGCAATTCTCTCGGCAATCAGTCGTTCCATATCATCGCCGAGAGGACTGTCGTCGCTATTGTTGCGCGACACATTATCCAAATCCACGATTTCTATATTCGCAGATGCCGCTGGCGCGTGTTCGGGTGCGTGTTCGGGTGTGGGCGCGGGCGCTGGCGCCGGTCTTGTTTTGATTCGTGGTGCATGGTCTCTCGGAAAATCAGAAAAATCGATTTCTGGTGGACGTGGAACTTCAAAATACGACCGCATCTCGGCTTCTTGCTCTCGCATCTTCATCTCGATTTCTTGGCGTTTCTGGGATTGGAAATCCTCCGCATTATAAATCTCTCGAACGCCACCGCTGCTGCCGACGCTGCCGCCAGTCATTGAATGCGCCGTTGTTGCAGATGGTGTCTTCGTCGGAAACACCCGCGTCCCTAATTTTATCGAACTTATATCTCTCGCGAGTTTTGGAATGTTAATCGCGAGAGATTCAATCGCGATTTTATTCAATTCCTTCAATGAGAATGAAGATGCGCGAATACGGTCGATTTCCATTTTGATTTGCTTGGCTGCTTCATAATCTTCGGCTTGTATTGCGAGTTGCTTTCGGACCTCCAGTTTCTCTAATCGCGCCAATGGCGCTTCCATTTCGTCGATGGTTGCGCGGATATTTTTGGCTGCGTCGTAATCTTCTTCGGCAATGGCTTGCTGCTTTGCGTGATGGAGTTCTTTCAACTTGGCCGCGTGAAGGGATGGAATGGTTGCCGAGAGATTTTTCAGGATTCTCTCGAAGACATGCTTGACTTCTTCTGGAGTGACATTCTCGGGAATACCGTCGAATATTCCTTCTTCGGATAATAATCCCCAGAGAAGTTCTTTGTTTTCTTGGGATACGAGAGATGACATTGTCGTAATAAATGATATATACCGTCTGGGGTTTATATAATTTATGGAAGATTTTGGGTGGTGAGGTGTGTGGAGAGGGGTTTCAGATGTTCGATTATCTACCAAAAAAACTTCTGAATCCTGTTGCTACGTTTGTTGCTTTGTTAGCAACACCCTCAACTAGTTTAGTCGCATTTATTTGATTACTAGATGTTTGTTGTGGAGGAAGAACTGATTCCATATATTTTGTATATGATAGACCAAAATCGATAAATTTACGGTTTGTCAATTTAGTGGTCACCTTTTGTTTTGAGTCCCATCCAGTTGTTATCTTATCTAAAACATCATTAAAATCACTAGGTGATAATATGGGACGAGACCCTACTACTTTTTCTGCTCCTTCTATACCCAATAATGAAGACACGGCATTTTTAGCTTTGTCTGTTACATCCGACCCAATTTTAATTGGGTCATAAGCGTCAATCATCATATTCTTATTCTTATTATAAAATGTTGAATATCCTGATTTAATTTCATTTGCGTTTTCTACTATACCATCAATATTTTTTAGATATCGATATAATGATTGTGTGGCAAATGTATATCCGGTCTTTTTGAATGTCTCTATGCTAACTGGATTAAATCTGTCGGACAGCATACTTTCTGCTCCGGATTTCACACTGGACGCTATTTGTTTCGAACTAGGTGTAAACGGAATCCACCACAACCCACCCCGCATCGTCTTATTTTTACGCACTCTGCGCTTCAACCCGCGACGCGTTCTCTGCCTCCGCAATGTCTTTTTCATAGTTACGTTATACTATACAGACAGATTATAAATACAAAGCGACCCTATCACTCTATCACCCTATCACTTTATCAACGGTTCACCTTATCAAAATGTATGAATGAAATTGCCGACCGCGAGGTCGGAGGGCCGGTGGGCGGGCCAGCGCCCCCTAAAACTCCACATTCGGCGTCGGGACTTTCTCATCCACATTAAAAAACTTCCGCCGAAACCGTTGCATATACTTATCCGTCAATTTCTTCTTATTATCCAAAAAATCCTCCACCGTCATCTTCCCTAGAAGCATATGAATCAACATAAATATCGAATACACACCGCATTCGGAATCGTTTTGCTGATGATGTATATTGTTAATGTATTCCTTGAAATGGATACCGTGCGCTGCGCCCTGTTCGCACACCATCCGCATAAAATCGCGTATTCTGCGCTGTGGGGCGTCGCCCGTGCTATCAAAGAAAAAGACGACTCTCGCGCGCACATCAATAAACATGGAAACCCAATGCTCGCCTGGTTTATCGTGCGGGTCTGTATTGAATACAATCCCGATTTTCTGTTTTCCGTTCTTGATATGTTTCATAATATCGAAATGACAGAGTTCGTCCCATACACATTTCCCGTCGTCGAGCACTTCGTCATAATCCATCGGTGATGGACCGATGAAGACAAACGATGGAACCGCGTGTTCGTATTGCTTGAGTGAGTTCGCAATATCAATACTCGATAACCACTCATGGATATCTTTCTTCCATGTGGTGGGCGCTTGTGGCGCGAAAGTATAATGAAGTATCTCGCGGTCCATTCCGGAGGATGCGAAATTCTGGCGCAACCAGCACGCTTCCTGGTGACATACTCGATTCATATGCTGCTTCAATGCCGTCCATATGGCGCGCGGGTCAGTGTCTTCGATTTTCTGGTCGGGGTGGCGTTTATTCCAAAGCGATTTCAACTTTTCGAGAGATTTGGAGGAATAACAGGAGAAATCCTTGGTTTCATTGATATCCGGGTCAGTCTCATCTCTCGGAGCACACGCAACATGTTTGAATTTCTTGCCGGAACTGGCGGTTGTCGATGATTCGTTATTGCTAGCGCCGCCGATGGTTACTGCTAGCGGTGGCGCGGGTGTGGGCGCATCTGTCGTATACATTACAATACTAAACTTATACTATTCTATCATAAAAAATTGAACCGTTTATACTCACAGGAGAAAATCACACACATCGTATTATTACGGAATGGTTGCTGTTACTCGCTCTCGCACTCGCTATCGCTCTCATTACAACACTGGCGGCGCTGACAGTCCGTCAACATCCACGGAGGAAGAACCGTCTCGTGTGAATTTGTTTACGCCATCTTATCGCGAGGCAAGTATTCGGAACTATAAAATATATACGCCAATCAAGAAATCACGTCGCCATCGCAGTCATCACGACGACCACAAAGATGAAATGACCGACGCGGCCGAAGCGTTATTGACACTACACGTCCAGGAACAGGAACAAGAACAAGAACAAGAACAGGTCCAGGTCCAGGAGACTCGTGCGAATATGGACGCACAGTGTTGTTTGAATCCGATGCGTCCCATCACTAGGTTCATTTACCGCATATCTGTTTATAATATGGCCCAGACCACCCACTTCAATACGAGTTATGTCATATATAACAATGAAAACCGTATGTTTTACACATACACGATTGTTTCGACGTCGGTCCAAGGAACTGCCGCCTCCACCGCGATGGATGACAACGGACTTCCTCAACCTCGCAATACAATTCAAACCAAGTACGTCGTTACATTTACCAAAACCCAAGATTATATCATGAATGTCATCGTTCCATTACACGATTATTGTATTCTATCTGATATTATCGGTGTTGTATCCTCGGAGGAAGAGTTCAATCGTATCGCATTTGACCCTGAATCGTCCTATTACGATATCGATGAGTTATGGACCAGTGACACCTCGAGTGAAACAATGACAGGTCATAAAGCGTTTATCATATCACCAACCCGCGTATTTTACAAGAATGTGTCGTGGTTTGAATCGCCACTCAACGACGACGGCGAGATACAATCACATCCGCACTGCCATTGTGAGGCGTATACACCTATCATATTGAATACAATCTTACGTATATTACGACAGTAAACCCGGGGATTTGACATGTGACCGGATTTGACATGTGACCCGGGGGGTGTGGGCGCACTATTTTTTTTCGGCGCGTTTCATTATCTCATGATGATAATCGCGAATCTTTGGTAACCTGTCGGTGATTTCTTTTTCGCGTTCGGCCGATAATGGTTTCATCACGATAAAATCATCCATTGATTTCTTGCGAATACACATTTTGTTCGCAAATGAAACGATACGGTCTTGAAATGGTGGTGGTCGAGCGACGCTGTCGCTGTGGTCGTCGCTGTGGTCCTCGCTGTGGTCGTCGCTGTGGTCGTCGCTGTCATCCGCCAGAATCGGCGTCTCATCGATTTTCTTCTGTATTTCATTTCGCGCAGTCAACAAGGCGTCGTGTTCGGCAGCGTCGTGTTCGGCGTCGTCGTCGTCCCGCCGTTCCTTTCGGTTATCCTCTTTCACCAATTCAGTGATATCATTCCACTTCAGATATTCAATACACTCTTTCAGGTATTCGTGATGTGCTTTATTTATATTATCGTTTTCACACCGTTCATGAAACAGGTCCTTCGTCATTGCGAGGATGCGTTCTTTATAATACATCTTCTCTTTATAAAAGAGGTCTATCTCTACATTCGAGTCCATGGATTTGATTTTCACATACTTCTCGTATCGGTTACGATTCGCCATCACCGATAGGGTCAAATCGTTTAGGTCATTCCATGAATTGCGAGAGGGTTCCATGTTGTGCGTAATATAACAATTGTCGTATTATATTACACCGACGAAAACGAACGTTGTGATTGGATTACATCCAACCTCGCATCGTTAAATGTTCGCGCGCATTCGATGTCGCGGTTGCGCGAGGAATATATGTTGGAAATTTCGATGGTTTGCCATTGCCGTGGTTGCCATTGCTGCTGCTGTTGTCCGCAGGAATACGTTCACTTGAAAATCCTTCTTCAATATGGGAAAAATGTTGCTGTTGCTCCTTTTCCTTCTTCTTCCTGTCCAACTGCTCCTTCGGAATGTAATTCGTCGCAGGTTCGATGGTCGGTCCGCCTTCGCCGGTACAAAATCCATCATAGGTACAATCCAATGTCCGAAGTTGGAACCGGGTAGAATTGTCAAATGTCAATTTGCCTAAATTGTTGGGGTTCGGATTCATCGGCGCGAAATTCGTAGCGCCATTGTCAAACAAATACGGGTTCGGTTGTTCGACCTCACGCGCGTCAATGGTGACTTGATACAAATCACTGTCGGAATTCGGAACATACACGGCGCGGTTATTGCGTTGAAGTGCGAAGAATTGGTTTCGGAGGGATGATTCGACATTCACGCGCTCGGCCCATCCATGCCATGGCGCTTTTGCGTTGCCTGGGTTGAAGACAGATTCTGTTGTAAAATGTTGATAGGCGGGGGAGCGGACAGTGGGGACGGGGCGAGACTCTAAAATCGGCATCATTGCGTATTTGGATGAAATGGGACGGACATCGAATGCGGGTCGAAGCGATGCGGAAGGTAGATTTCTCTCGGAGATACGTTCATTGATTTCTCCAAGTCGGTCGTGATGATTTGAATATGCGCCATTTACAACACCGTGGAATTCCATTTTTCAATAACTACTGTAATCTTATTCTATAATGTGAAAATATATTCAGCGAACATGGGCGTAAAACGAGTATAAACATACGTTTGTATATTACTATACTTGGGTTCGTGTATCCGTCCGTATCCGTATCCGTATCCGTATGTGTGGCATCTTCTACTTTCAGACCGTATCTCGCATCGCCTTGGCGCAATTGAAAACATTACAGGAATATTCGATATTGTCATCTCATCGTGGTCCAGATAAGACTATCTTTGTGAATGATGATACACGCGCATGGGGGTTTCATCGTCTCTCCATCAACGGGATGGAACCGTCTGCGGACCAACCATTCCATCTAAAGAACTGTCGGTTGATTTGTAATGGAGAAATCTATAATTTTCGCGCATTGATTGCGGAATTCGGGTTCGAGAATGAATACAAAAGCGGGTCGGATTGCGAAATTATTATCCATTTGTATCGTAAAATCGGGATTCAAGAAACGCTTCGTCGCTTGGATGGTGTATTCGGGTTTGTATTACATGATTATGACAATGGGATGACGTATGTCGCGAGAGACCCGGTGGGCGTTCGTTCATTGTTTATCGGTGTGTCCCGGCACGATGGCGTCTTTGGCAGCGAGTATTCGGATTTGACATGTGTTTCGATGGACCCGGACCATTACGGTATTTGTATCGCGAGCGAGATGAAGTCGATACATATGTTATGTGATACCGTCGCACAATTTCCCGCCGGTTGTTATATGGAGTATCAGGGGGAAGATAGCGCGGATGGCAGCGCGGTATTTCAGTCCTATTATTCCTATGCGGCGATTTCTTACGGCGACCGCGACGGCGTATTGAAAAGAACAAACTCCGTATCATTCCTTGAATGCCAAATCAAGAATCTACGCGTGAATTATTCGTATCCGATAAAAGACGATGAGACCTTAACGGAAGAAGAGGTTTGCGACAATATTCGCCGTTTATTTACTGCCGCAGTTGTAAAACGATTGATGAGTGAGCGTCCCGTAGGTTGTTTATTGTCGGGCGGACTGGATAGTTCGCTGGTGACTTCGATTGTTGCGAGAGAATTGAAGAATACCGCGCCGGATACGGTTCTGAATACATACAGTATTGGGTTGGAAGGGTCGGTTGATTTGTATTGGGCGCGGCGTGTTGCCGAATTCTTGGGAACGTGTCACCACGAGGTCGCATTGAAAGAGAGCGACTTCTTAAACTCTATCCATGAAACGATATTTCAAACCGAGAGTTATTGCACGACCACCATTCGCGCATCGGTGGGGAATTATTTAATCAGCAAATACATTCAACAACAGACGGATGATGTTGTCATTTATTGCGGAGATATGTCGGACGAAATCTTCGGGTCGTATCGCGGATTCTTGAAAGCGCCAACGGACGCGGACTTTCATCGTGAAAACGAGAGAATGATTCGCGATGTCCGGTTCTTCGACCTCCTTCGTTCCGATAAAAGCATCAGTGGCGCTGGTTTGGAGGCGCGTGTGCCATTTGCGGACAAGGAGTTTTTGACATATGTCATGACGATTCCGCCGCGGTTGAAACGCTTTAGTTCCGAGAGAATGGAGAAATATCTGCTTCGTAAGGCGTTTCAGGGCGAGGGACTATTGCCCGATGATGTATTGTGGCGGCGAAAGGAGGCGTTCAGTGATGGTGTCAGTAGCCAGGACGGGCGCACCTGGGTCCAAATGATTAAAGAATACTCCGACCGTATCATTTCCGATGCGGAGTTCAATAATAAGAATCATTACCTATTTTCTCTCTATAACCCACCCTATGACAAGGAGAGTTTTTATTATCGTCGTGTATTCGAGATGTCCTATGCGGGATACGGCAACACGATTCCGTATTATTGGCGACATCCGTTTTGTGATGATGTTCTAGACCCCAGTGCGCGTTTGTTGTCGTTTTATGAAACGGACCGTATTCATGTCAAGGACGAACCGGGCGAACCAGGCGAGTAGGACGAACCAGGACGAACCGGGCGTATTATTATATACTATTTATATACATAACACGATATCGTGAAAATGAATTCTATCAAAACCGCGGTGGAAGACGTCACATTGATGGTGATTACGAAAATCCGAGATATCATTATGCCAGTATTCAATAAATACTCCACGTATTACCGGTATATCGACCTTTTCTTCTACGCAACATATGCGATTATCTTGCTCGGGTTTTACAATACCGTTCCCGAATACATTCCCGCATTACGAAATACGATATTATACATCGCGGTATTCATCCTGTTATTGCGTTTCAATACCATTTCATGGACGAATTCCAAATTCGCGATTCTGGGTGGAAATAAATTTAGTGAATTTGACCGGCGTCTCATCATATCCACATGTATTTTCATATTAATCACCCATATCGTATCCGAATCGGTTGCGAAGTATGCGAAAACGCAAATCCAGAAGAAGATAACACAACCGGTGACCGCGGGTGTCATTCATCCAATCTACAATTATATCGATACGTCGGGGGCGGTGGATAGGGTTCCGGTCGCGAAGAAGTTTATACAAGGACAGATACAGGCGCAACCACCGGCGCACCTGTCGGCGCAGTAATCGCATACCTGTCGGTGAAATCATTTGACAAAAAATTGAAATGTTTTATGTCAAATACGTGATATGACATCACTATCATAGACAATGGAACAGACAGACGATATTCAGAAACAACTTGAGACGGTTATGGCGATTCTCGAGGAAAACCAAGACAAAATCAGTGAAGGTGAGTATTTACGCGGAATGAATGCGCTTGGCGCCTTACACAAACACAAACGAAATGCGACACAGGGCGAGACGTCCCGTTCCCGATTCAGAAACCGACTCACTGCCATGGAAGAATGGTTGACATTCGATGACGTTCATGATGATGATGACATTTATGACACTGTCATGGAACTGGCGGACAACATTCTTGTTGAGATATGTGGCGAAGACGCAACCATTTATGTGGACGAGCATCATTATATTGTTCCTCGTGGTGAAGAAAATATGGTAATCGACCGTTTACTCAATTATACCCCGGAATTTGGAAATGCTGGATATGACGCAACGCCGTTACTGCTTCACCATGCGATTCAAATGATAATGACGCAGTTATTTAGGGACACATTAGAAGAACTCGAGACGGTGCGCCCGGTGTCTTGCCAGTGCGGATGGAGAGGAATACAAGGAAACTGGGACCGACATATCAATAACGTGCGTCATCAGCGATGGGTCGCAATGAAGACAGAAGCAGCGGCAGCATCGGCACTCACTGAAACCGTGCGTATCGCAACAACTCTCACGGCAGTTTCCGGGAGTCCTGGTTTCACTGTGGATGAATCGTGATGATGTCATTGCACCTTACCTGTTCTTTATGGTTTTGTTACGCATATTCTTGACTGCCGTGGTCTTGTCGACATAAAAAAGGTTGCTACTATTTTTTTTCGCAGTTTTATTTCCGCGATGGCCCACGGAGGCGACAGTAGAAGTCTTATTCCGCGGATGATGTTGAACTGATAATTCGGGCGGTCCATCGCGGAAAAATTGTTGAAGGTGGTATATGATATACTTGCTGATGATTTCATCAATCTCTCGCGGATTCATTTTATTATGAATTGCTCTGGCGTCATATCGCGCCATATTTGCGCGTTTGGCAAAGAGGTCATTCATTTCAATCGAGAGAATCTGTCGTTTGACCGTGGCGGTCATCGAAGACGTCACGGATAGAACCATAAAACGGTCGAATACTTGACGGTATAACGCGCTATCTAGGAAACGTTTCACAAATACATCAAATGGGATATAGGAATAATATCCTTGTAATTTGATATAATAGACGCGTTCATCGGTCATTTTAGGATGAGTCACGTCGTCCAAGAAACAGATTTCGATATCGGATGGCAATAACGAACAATGGATGAAATCTTTGACCGTTTTCTCACTGGTGGTTCGTGGCGGGTATCTACTTTTCGGAGAGTTTTGATTGGGTTTAAATCCGCCAATGGTATGGTCGAAGAGTGGCGGGATAATGGCGAGACCGGTGGCGGAGGCGCTCGTAGAAGTCGTGTCGCCGACTTTACCTACAATACCGGATGTCCGTAGTTTATGTTCGAAATAATCGCGAATATGCGCCACCCATTTATCTGGACCTTGGTTGTTCGTATATATAAACACTTTACTACACACACCCGCGCTCTTTTTCTTTCGAATATATTCTAAAATCCGGAGAATACTCGGGCGCACAATCTCCGGATACAAATCAACTAAATCGTTGAAATACCGGTATGGTATATCGGGTTTATCAAAATACTCTTCTAACACATGAAAGAAAATCGAAAACTGAACGAAATTACCAAGCGTTTCATCGACATCAAATGCGACAACCTTGGGTCTTTTTTTTTGGAGGTTGGTCGTCATTACTAACATATAGTAGATATAATAATATCATATTATTCGTATTATTCGTATTATTCGTATTATTCGTATTATTCGTATTATTCGTATTATTCGTATTATTATATTACGGATATATAGTAACATTGGTGAAGTAGATGCGACCCATTTATACAGATAATGATATTGATGAAGATATGAAACTAACACGCAGCGATTACATGAAAATTCTTCATCATTATCAACCGAAGTCGCGAAAACGAAACAGTCGTCGCGCGACGAAGTCGGTCAAAGAACGCGCGCATAATATTCTCGCGGGTAAACTGTGTAGGTGTATCAAGGCCAACACGAGACTCACTGCCGCAAATGAAGGTCGACGTGTAGCGTATTGTACTCGTTCGATATTCAGTTCTAGGGGACTTCGACCCCACGGATTTCGTTGTAAAACTGCGCGAGGACCGCGTCTCACATCCGATGTAACAAAAACAGTGCGGGCAGTTATAATGGAATGAAATGTCAATCCGCGTCAGAGGCGTCAGAAGCATCAGAAGCATCAGAAGCGTCAGAAGCACCAGAAGCGCCAAGCGCGCCATCGTCTTCAACATACTCTACCGCACGTAATATCATAAATTCTTCATCACTCAAACGCTGAAACACAACATTCAATTCAAACCGGATATTAAAAATAATCCCTCTTGGGTTGCGAATCGTTACAACGTGAATACCGTCATCGATATTTTCATTCATCTTCAATAACACGCCGCCTTTTGTAAGATAAGGAGTTGTGTCGAGAGAACGTAGTGGAATCCAACGAATCAATTGATGATGTTTCAGTTCGTATGGGTTTTCAATTACGCGATACAATCGTAATGTAGTATCGAACTCCTTCAACATCTCCGAACTTAATTTCAACGACGAGAGAATTTCGTATCGTTGTGCGGCAATTTTCTTTCGTGTCATATTCGCAATTGTGTTATTCTCTGTCTTGTTTATCGCAGATAATATCATATTCATATCTAACGGAAATGTCGGTTCATCCATGACAGATTGGAGTAAATCTTCGTCGGAGTCGACCCCATAATCCGAATCTTTGATTGCTGGTTTTGCTTTCGTTTTCGTCTTCGTCTTCGACGCAGTATTCGCATTTAAAGCGGTATTCGGTAGTAATGGTTCTTCATCGCTGATGTCGCTGTCATTCTCATCATCGTCGTATTCATTGTTGTCGCTGTTGTCGCTGTCGTTGTCGTTGTCGCTGTCGCTGTCGTAGGTATTCTTCAGTAACGAACGAACATTCAGTTCTTTATCTTCATCATCACTGATTCCATTCATCATTCGTGTGAGTGACTTCGACCTGGACCTCGACCTGGACCTCGACCTGGACCGCGACCTCCCTCCGCCGCTGCCACCTCGGACATTCGGTTTCATAAACTCCAAATCCACCACAACCGTTTTCTTCATATTTGATACTATCATACAACAGATATGTTTATTATACTATTCATGCGCCCCCTCCCCGCGCGCATCCCGGGGGTGTCACATGTCAAAACGGGGGGTCCTGTGACGATAATGTTCGATTTTTGGGTCGATTTTTAGGGTATGTGACTGAAAATCAAACCATATATAGCAATTATCTTATCGATTTTTGAAAAGTCAGTCAGGCAAAAATGGCGCGTTTGGGGTCGAAAAATGGCGCCGAGACATGTTCGGGAATTCGCCTTACTGTGTTCCCGCAATGTTTTTGGAGGTTCGGGCGCAAAATCTCAAAATATGCTCTCGTCAGGCTAAAACGCGCAAAAAACGTGTTTTAAAAGTAAAACGGGCAAACCCGGATTTGGACATTTTTGAAAAAATACCATTTTACCCTTTTTGAGTTAGCGGGATATATAGGCGTTTTGTTTTTGGTGATGACACTGAAAATGGTGTAAATGTTGCCAAAATCTCAAAAGTGCAAAAATGCAAAATCAGACAAAATCAGACAAAATCAGACAAAATCAGACAAAATCAGACAAAATACCCTGCTAGGTAATGTTCGAAAATCGATAAGATTTTGGCAACATTTAGACCAACCGATGGTGCGAATGTTGCCAACCCCAAGGGGTAAAATGAAATTCCAGTCTCCGCGGAGATAAATATTAGAGATATATAATATAGATAGAATAACTCGAAATATACGAATTTAAACCGGTGAAAAATGCCGAGAAAGTATGTTGACTATTCCAAAACGTTTGTCTACCAATTAACTTGTAAAAATCCAGAGATTTCAGACGGATATATTTCGTATACGACCAACTTAACACAGCGGAAATACAAACATAAGCGTGAGACTTTGGATAATTCCTATCAATCCAGATTATACAAATCAATTCGGAAGAATGGTGGTTGGATGAATTGGACGTGTACGATTCTAGAGGAATGCTCTTGTATGAATGAATTGAAGGCGAAAGAACGGGCGAATTTCTATATTATGAAAATGAAACCAAATTTGAACGATGAAAAAATGGAGGAAAAGTCATTTGACCGAATGGATGGAATTTCTGATTTTAAACCAAATATTTTTGCCGATGAAATGGCCGCAACGAATGTTTTGGATGGAGAGATGGCGGTGGTTCCAATCCATGAAGGAAAGTATGTTTGTCTTTGTAAAAAATCCTACTCTCATCGGTCGAGTTATTATAAACATACATCTACGTGTTTACAGTTCCAGCATAATCAAGCTACGACGAAGTCTCTGGATTCTTCCATGAATTCGGTTTCGTTGTCTTTTCATTCGACGACAACGACGACGACAACGACAACGACAACGACGACGACAACGACAACAATGAAAGCGACGGTCAATATGGAGAATGCGGCAACCGTGGTGGCGCCACTCCCCGCAATCACCAACGTTCATCATTCGAATAATGAAGGAGAAGGTGAAGGAGAAGGTGAAGAAGTTGAAGTGGTAAGGTATCGTTTTAAACCAAAAAAAAAGGCGGACAAAATGGATGAAACAAACCACACAGTCTTTCACTATTCGAACTTTCCTGAACCAGAACCGGAACTCTTCTTTCAAATCTCGGAGAAGATGAATCACGACGACAAAGACAACGAATACGATAGCGACGACGACGACAGCGATAGCGACAGCAACGACAGCAACGACAGCAGCAGCAATGTTAACGCAGACAATGACGCGATGGACGCAGACACCGAGGACGCTGTATCTACACGAACGGAAGAGTCCGTCGTTTCGGAATTATTATCCGAACAGAATGAGAAACTCAAGGATTATATACGGAAGATGATTACCGCGCTTACTATCGGTAAAAAACGGTCCAAGAAATCTCTCGTCAATTCTCTCGTATTCGAGTTATTAGACCAGAATAAAACCCTCCAAAAGCAAATCGTGGAATTAAGTAAGGAACGGAATATTATCGTGAATCATACGAATAACAACCAATTTAATTTGAACGTTTTCTTGAATGAAAAGTGTAAAGACGCGGTCAATCTCTCGGACTTTGTGAATTCTCTCGAAATCACGATGGACGACCTGACGTATACACGGAACCAAGGACTGGTTGAAGGGATAAGTAAAGTGATGATTGACGGATTGAAACAAATGGACCTTTATAAACGCCCGATACATTGTACCGACCAAAAACGGGACACGATTTATATCCGCGATAATCACCAGTGGGCGAGAGATGAAGGAAACGCACGGATGCGCCAGGCGTTTATCGATATTGCGAATAAAGAGTATTTTGCGATTAAAAAGTGGATGGATTTACACCCTGGGTGGGAGACGAACAGTCAATTACAGGATTTCCATCATAAGATGGTGCGAAATATCCTTCACGAAATCAAGGACGACCCGATTGGTGAACGCAAGATTATGAAAAGTGTAGGCCGAGAGGTGTTTATAGAGAAGTGAATGTCCAAAGGTGTATATAATGTTACGTGGAATAACGTAGTATTATATTTGTGGTGTGATGATGAAAAATGTGTTTACGCTGAAGGCATGATGCCATCACCTAATGTTTTCAGAAAATCACCAAAAGTGCGATTACCCTTACTCAAAGTTACTGATTGAATTGGTTTGTCATATTAGATAATGTAAATATTCGTCTAAAACTTCGACCCGATAACCTCATTCGCCGCCATGGGCTCAAACGACATCATACCCCCGGGCATACCACCGCCAACATTTTGCGCGTAAGTGCTGTTGAAGTGCTGCTGCTGCTGCGACGCTTGCGAGAGACCGTAGTCAGCAGTTCCAGTATTTCGGTTCGCTGTCATGACAGGGTTGGGAGGCGCCATTCCACCACCGACCATTCCACCGGGAACACCGCCAGCGTAGGGTTGGGAAAGAGGTTGCGTGATACGAACTGCGCCACTTCCGCCCTGTGCGGCACCAGCGCTCACAGCACCCGCGCTTCCGTTGTAACTGGTCTCACCGCCAAGAAGTTCAATCGTACGTTCCACGATAATCTGGACCTTTTCGCCCAACTTTGTCTTAATACTCAAAAGAATCATCAATATTCCTAAAATCGTCGTTGTAAAGTTGAATTCACTGTATCTGTATCCGGAATACGTAGGGATGTATGTAATCAACCGATGGATGAAGTAGATGAATACGAACATAAACAGGATTTGACCGATGATTTCCACTAAAAGCATGAGTGACGCCTTATGGTCGTCGGGTTCAGGAACGTAGGTGCGAACCAAATACAGCATCACGAGGATGGGAACAAATCCGATAATCGTATACTGGATGATATTCAGTAACACACCTTGCTGCTGCTCGTCCAATCGAAACACATGGTCGATGAATGAACTACCGCGTTTCGTGCCTTCTTTTACAGTTTCCTCAAACGCCTCCATTACAAATATATAATTATATATACATGTAATATTATTTATAGACCGGTTCGTTTCATATGAACCCGTGTGAAGCGAACCCGTTTCATACGAACCCGTGTGGCGTCGAAAAGGATGTAAAAATACCTCATTCAGTAATACAATACAATACAATACAATACAATGATTCGTCGTTTTGGCCGTTTGAATAGTGCTCCTCATTATACCATCACCGACGACGGTAAAGTCCGCGAGAAAAACACGGAGGAAATAAAAAAGTCGCCACATATCCTCGCCCATCAAGAGTATCAATACCTAAATCTAATCCATGACATCATCCAAGAAAACCAATTATACAACAGTCGTAATGGAAACACATATTCCGTATTTGGAACCGGTATGGCGTTTTCACTGGAACAGGGAATCATCCCGATTTTGACTACAAAGCAGATGGCGTGGAAGACCTGCCTCAAAGAATTGCTATGGTTCATTCGGGGGCAAACCGACAATCGCATTTTGAATGACGCCGGCGTCCACATCTGGGACGATAATGCCTCACGTGATTTCATCGAGTCGCGCGGGTTGTCGCACTACGCCGAAGGCGACCTCGGACCCATCTACGGGCACCAATGGCGGCATTTCAATGCGAAATATGCGTCGTGTGAGACCGATTATACGGGGAAAGGCGTCGACCAACTCGCGGAGATTATTCGATGTCTCAAGGACCCCACCGAGAGATTTTCGCGAAGACTGATTATGTCAGCCTGGAATCCGTGCCAATTGAATGAAATGGCGCTTCCACCTTGTCACATTCTCTGCCAGTTTCATGTGGACCACGACAATCGGTTATCTTGCGCCCTGTATCAACGAAGCGGTGACGTTGGTTTAGGCGTTCCATTCAATATCGCGTCCTATAGTTTTTTGACGCATCTACTTGCGAAACATTGCGGACTAGTGGCCCACGAATTCATCTATTATTTAGGAAACGCGCATATTTACGACGACCACATGGACGTTTTGAAAGCGCAATTATTGCGTCGCCCGATGGAGTTTCCGCGATGTGAAATCTCGGTGTTGAGAGATAATATCGACGATTATACCTTCGAAGATTTTCGCGTTTTGAATTATAAAAGTTATGACGCATTGAAGATGAAAATGCGAAAATAATATAGAATTAATGTGTTATTACATTTTATAATCTTCGACAATGAGTGGTAGCGCAGCATTATCCGCAGCAAGAAAACGTAGAGCATCATCCGCAATCGTCCAGAATACTGGCGCGCAAGGTCAACCGCAGTCATCACCGTATAATTCGTCATCTTCGAAACAAACGCTACAGGGACTTATGAATCAACCTTATCCGACTGGGAATCTCATGGCAAATAAGAGCGCCGCCGGCTTTGGAGTAAATATGGCGCAAAAAGCCCAGACACTTCAAAGCGACATCCCGCCGAATGTTCCTATGAATATTTACGAAAACATCGAACTCATTAAGCGTCAAATTGTAGAACGGACAAAGACGATACAGACGCAGGGGGGTTCATTACCGATTGAGAAGTTACGTATTCTTCAGAAGCAGAATGAAATACAAAGTCAAATTCTGAAACAAAAGTTGGCAATCGCACAACAAATGGAAATGATAGAGCAGCAGCAGCAACAGAAAGAGCAGAGTATACAGCAACAAATTGAGGAGCAGCTACAGCAACAAATGCAGCAACAAATCCAAAACCAAGCCAAGCAACTTCAGAAAACCGGCAATCTTCAATCGAAACAAACTCCTTTTGTAGTTCCATTACCGAGCAATGAACCCGAGTTTATTTATGAAAAGGGAATTCCTCGCAAGAACCCAAAGTATAAATCACCGGCTGAAATTGAGGCGATGAAACAAGCGCACGCGCAAGCCAACGCACAAGCGCAAATACTCGCACAAACCCAGGTTCAACCGCGGGTCTCTACCCGAAAACCGATACGTCTCACACCCTTTGTAAGCATGATAACGGATAATGGTATCACACCACCCCCCATTGTGATATTGAAATCACATGACTCAAAATTACAAGAATATGATACCGTCATCAACGAGATGATTGCTGAAATGGATAGAATCTATATGATGGCAGAATCCGGGTCCAATACTACTGCTGTGGCGGCGGCGGCATCGAATGATGATGACAAGACCGATAAACCCAAGAAAACAAATAAGAAACGTGTCGCACGCGATACAGAAGAACGCGAACGCGACGAAGACGCCGACGCCGACGCCGACGAAGACGAAGATGGTGAAGACGAAACGGAACTGTTGATGGATGTAGTGATGAACGACCTTACGAATAGTCGCGAATTCGTGGAAGGTATTGTGAATAAAATCGTGACTGAAACCAATCTCTCGGAGGTGATTATGAAGATTGAGCCCATCGTAAAGGAAAATCAGGAATTGCGGTCGCTCATTCATTCACAACAACAAATGATGAATGAAATGAATACAATGTTGATGCGGTTATTGAATCAACAAGAATTGGCGCAACGCAATACGGTAAGTCATCAGAATGTAGCATCTGTTTCATGCGGTTCGTCGTATGAGAATGAGAATGAGAATGAGAATGAAATTGATTCTGACGGTCTTTATCAACAAGAAGAAATGACGGAAGTTGTGTTACAACCCGCACAAAATGGCGCGGATGCGGATGCTAATGCCGGGGCAGTTCAGAACCATGAAGGCGAAGCAGAAGACGAGCACGATGGCGTAGGTGAAGCAGAAGCAGAAGATGACGGCGAAGCAGAAGCAGAAGCAGAAGACGAACACGACGCCGAAGACGAACACGATGGCGAAGCAGAAGCAGAAGCAGAAGACGAACACGACGCCGATGCCGAGGTCGACGCACACGATGTCATCAACACTCATTTTGATGTCGACGCATACGACCAAGCACCCCATTTTCCCGAACATATCGCGCTCATTGTGAATGAAATTGCGTAAGAAAAAACAAGTATAAATATCGATAATTACTAATATCTATACTTACGATGCTAATTATTTCTATTTTTATTTTCTGTATTGTTCTATTCTTATATCTACATATCCATTTTCATCTGAAACGAAGTAATGATTTAGAAGTGTATGAAATCGAGCAACCATCCAAACAGCGTTTAGAAGAAGTATGTGATATACGACAACCCACGACATTCGAGTATTATAACGAAAATATACTTACACAGTTATCATACCAAGGAGTTCAAACCAATTATCGCGCATTCGATATTCATATTCGGGATGTATCAAAAACACCTTTGCCGCAAACAACCACTAGTGAAAACAAGATTCAGCAAAAAGGTACAGAATCAGAAGTTGTATTATATATTCCAGTTACACTGAAAATCGCGCACGAGGTATTGAAAAAGGATACCGAATCAAAATACATTAGCGAAAACAATGCGGATTTTATCGAAGAAACCGGTTTAATCAAAACATTTCAACTGAATGACGAGTTTTTACGCCCTTATATGGTAAGCACATGTATGTATGATATCATGATGGCGTCGAATGGAACAACAACACCACTTCGTTATGAAGTGAATTATCGTAATTACTTTCTAGTCACGCAAGGTCGTGTTAAAATCTTATTGATTCCACCCAGAGATACTCGGTATTTGTACCCCATCAATGACTATGATATTTTAGAATTTAGGTCTCCAGTGAACCCATGGAAGGTTCAACCAGAATACCAAGACGACTTTGATAAAATTAAAACATTAGAGGTAGAATTATTTCAAGGGATGGTGATGTTTATTCCGGCGTATTGGTGGTATAGTATTCAGTTTATTGTTTCAGAAACGAGTGTATGTTCCTTTAAATATCGGACTCATATGAATACACTTTCTATCGCACCGCGTCTTATGTTGAATGTTCTTCAAAATATGAATATCAAACGAGACACATTGGAAAAACGTGCTTATATTAAAACACAGTTTCAAGAAACGACGCTTTCATCTATCACACATATATCCTCATCCGGAACAGCAACAGCACCTGGGGTAGGGTCCGTAAAAATAGAGACCAATGAATTAACACCTTCAATTGAAGAGCAATATTTACCGAAGTCATTGCGAGGTGCGAATACGAATCCATATAGTATCATGAACGCTACTTCGGATATAATTACAGATTCTTCTACGATGACGACGACACTACCGTCCGTAATGAATGATACATTATCAATTATATCTAGTGCGAATGCGAATGCGAATGCGACCGCGGCTGCTATAACTACAACGACCGCGACTGACTATACACCGAGTGAGAAAGAGGTGACAATACAATAATTCGACCAGTTACGTCATCATAACACGTAAATGTTCGCATACATCATCAATTGGAATACATACATCTGTAAGCATTTTACGAAACAATTGGCACAATGGTTCGTACGCAATGGTATCCATAATAAGACCGGAAATATACCCATAAGTTGTAAAGAAATAATTCGGATATTTATAGTAATAACTGTAAAAGTCGCGATAGATGTATAAGGTAAGAAACATGATTCCCAGCGACCAAACGTCGTGTTTTGTCCTTACAACCGACCAATGATATTTGTATGATTTATTTGTTGTATCGCGGATATTCTTAAATTCGGGATGACAGTAAGGGATGGTTCCACCAGTTCCATAACCTATTCCATCCAGTCCGGATAATCCAAAATCGATTAAATAGACAGTAAACTTCTTACAACGTTCCGGGTGATAAAGATTGAAATCTGGTTCTTCTTTGATAAGAATATTATCCGGTTTAATATCTCCATGAACGATGGATAATGCGTGTAACGTTCTCAATAATTCCGCGCATTTGTAAAATAAATGGACGAAAAATTGCTTTTGAGTTCCTGCGAATGGGTTGTAGGCGTCATTTGTGATATTGTCTCGAATCCAATACAATAAGGGTTGGGTATCTTTCACATAATGTTGGATACTGAACGATAGTGTGTTGTCTCGGTAGATATTGTAGAGTTGACGCGAATAATCGCTTGCGGTCGTCGTAGACGCATCGGCGGTCGTAGACGCATCGGCGGTCGTAGACGCATCGGCGGTTGTAGACGCATCGGCGGTCGCATACGCATCCGGTTCCTCATATACGCAATTACACTTTGTCACGCGACAGTCACAAATATTTCCTTTCTCGTTTCGTTTGATATTTACATAGGACACAAACGGCAATATGATATTTCGATAGTCGTCTTCTTTGATATTTTTGTTTTTGTCGATTACATCCTTTATCCATAACACCGCATGTTGTTCGTCCATTAAACTATACGGGGATTCGTCAATACGAAATATGTAGCCACTATAACGAAATACTCCGGTGAGATGTGTCGTTTTATCCGGAGCATACCGTTTCTTTTCTTCGAATGTATGTTTGTAAATATTATTCGCAATGATGATATAAAACAAACGCATTTTGAGTTTGACAATGTCGGATGATATGTCGCGAATAGACGCCTCGAATTTACTATCAAGAACGAGGTCGGATAGGTCCACCTTGACATACAACGCGATGAGTGTTAACAGTTGCTGGATTTCATAGTCGTCGTCGATGACGTCTTTGAGGAATGGGGTTTGAAATAACGTCTGAAACACTGGCGCGTGTTTACTGTTACTAGTATTACTATCTTGTATAGATTCGGACGACCCAGAATTCGAATCGTCCGAATCATTCACAAACATTTGTTGTGAATTATACAATCGATTTTGGTTTCTTTTATGTAAAATACCCCTATTTAAAAAAATTATACTATTCTTTAGTTTTGTAAGAATAGATAACATAATGTATAATACTATATTGTATAGTATTATACATATGCGTCTATATATGTTATCCAAATGTGCTCTCTTGGCAATACGTGACGTATAAAAACCCGTCAGAATCTTTATGTGTATCATAAATCGTCCCAATCACGGCAGTAATCGGGAATATCTTATTGTTGATAAACAAAAACAGCGCCTTTTCAGCAGGAAACTTAATGCGTTTGCGGATAATTTGCTGGAACTGAAGGAGCGTCAAATCTCTCGGAGTGATATACTTGGACTTGTCAATCGGATACGCGTCGCGGTCATTTTTTGACGGTTGGACGATAAGCGGAACACGGTCAGGATATTTTTCAAGAATCAATTGCGATTTTTTAACGCGTTCTAAATGTTCGTTGGTCGGCTCTGCGCATGGGTTGAGAACACGATTGCGTTCCGGACTTTCAATCCGCATACATCCGACCGTGGACAGTGTAGTTGTTATCATCGTATTTTCTGGATTGGGCGCGTTATATAGCGAGACGGGTGTGGATGCGGGACCTAACGTTGGTGATGAATACGTTCTGATGGATTCCATTATAGAATGATAGTCGAATTGGTTTATATCTATATTACACCCATCGAAAAAAGTCGTCCAATATTTGGATAAGTAATCCAATATTTGGACGACGTTAAATTGAATGATATTGTCCGTTTCCTATGAAATAGAACTGAAAATGATGGCTGTGTCACCACTAAATAGCGATATTCGTAAATTTACGGTAAAGAAACTACCGTCGGCGTCTCCGTCCGCGTCTCCTCCGTCCGCGCCTCCGTCTCCGCCTCTCATCGCCGAGGCGCCAGCAGCGCAAGCACAAGCACAAGCATCCGAGGCATTCCAAGAACATATGTCCCCCGAACAAAAACTCGCATTTGAGAAATATAAATCCGGTCAAAATGTATTCATCACAGGTCCTGGTGGAACGGGGAAGTCCGCGCTCATTCGAGAGATTTACAAATACGCGACAGGACGCGAACACAATATTCAGGTATGCGCCTTGACGGGATGCGCCGCGGTGATGCTGGATTGTAAGGCGAAAACGATTCATTCATGGGCGGGAATCGGATTGGCAAATGGGGATGTCGAGAGAATTGTCGACCGAGTGGATAAAAACTTCTTCAAAAAAAAGGATTGGCGAAAGACGCGAACACTCATCGTGGATGAAGTAAGTATGATGTCGAAACGCTTGTTTGACATTCTGGATATCGTCGGGAAAACTGTCCGAAATTGCTATTCTCGCCCCTTTGGCGGGATTCAACTCATCTTCTGTGGGGATTTCTACCAACTTCCGCCTGTGGGAATCAATACGGAAGACTCCGACAACTCGCGGTTTTGTTTTGAAAGCGACAATTGGTTTACAACATTTCCCAAAGACAACCATATACAACTCAAACAAATCTTCCGCCAGAATGACCCGGTATACTGCCAGATACTAAACCAGGTTCGCGAGGGGCGGATTACACGTCGAACAGATGAAATTCTTCGGTCACGCGTCGGCGTCTTATTGCCCGACGTATCAGAAGATGGGACACCGCAGACCAAACCGACGATATTATACGCAACCCGTTCGCGGGTGGATGAAATCAACCGTCTTGAAATGGAGAAACTCGCGATTCTCGACCCTAGTAGTGAAACTTACTCGTATAAACTGAAATATGAAACGGATTTGCCATTGACGGATAAAGAGCGACATCTTCGCGCGTCACAGTCTGCCGAGAGAATATCTGCGGAATTATTTACATTGAAGAATAGTCTTTTATGCGATGAAATACTCAATCTGAAAGTTGGCGCACAGGTGATGTGTGTCATCAATATGGAAGAATCATTGACGACGGCGGCAACTCCGATATGTAATGGCAGTCAGGGGATTGTGATACGGATGACATCGACGGTTCCCGCACTCCCCGTGGTGCGTTTCAATAATGGATTGGAGATGACAATTAATTACCATACATGGGTGAGTGAAAATATCCCGGGGATAGGTGTATCGCAAATTCCGTTAATCTTGTCGTGGGCGATAACAATACATAAGAGTCAAGGGGCGACATTGGAGAGATGTATTATCGATATTGGTGATGGAGTATTTGAAGCCGGGCAAAGTTATGTTGCGTTGTCACGAATCAAATCATTAGAAGGAATGAGTATATTGAGTTATGATGTTACGCGGATACTTGTGAATAAGCGAGTGAAGAAGTTTTATGAGTCGTTGGTGAGCGGTGGCGGTGGCGGATGAGTCGGAGTCGGAACCAGACACGTCAAGTCCGCCCGCCCGAAGAAAAAAAAAGAAAGAAGAGAAAAAAAGAGGAGAGAAGAGAAAAAATTGAAAGGAAAGGAGGAGAGAAAGAAGAGAAGAAAGAATGTTAAGAGCGATATTGAGAAAGTGTGGAGTGAGCGAGGAGAGATGGAAGGAGAGTATGAGGGAGTATATGGAGGAGGAGATGAAGCGAGAATACGAGGAGTGCAAGGAGAAGGAGAATGAAGAACCGAAGAAGACAAGCGAAGCGAGCGAGGCGAAGACGTGCGAGTTACCGAAGAAGACACCGAAGAAGACATCGAAGAAGACAAGCGAAGCGAGCGAGGCGAAGACGGGCGAGTTACCGAAGAAGACACCGAAGAAGACGGGGAAGAAGACAAGCGAAGCGAGCGAGGCGAAGACGAGCGAGACCCCGAATGCGAGCGAGTTACCAAAGGAGAGCGAGTTACCAAAGGAGAGCGAGTTACCAAAGGAGAGCGAGTTACCAAAGGAGAGCGAGTTACCAAAGGAGAGCGAGGAAGCGAAGAAGACACCGAAGAAGACGGCAAAGAAGAGGAGCGAGGCGAAGGAAAGCGAGGAAAGCGAAGTGAAGGAGAAGAAGACGGGGAAGAAGAGAAGCGAAGCGAGCGAGGCGAAGGACACGAAGAAGGGAACGAAAGGGAAGAAGAAGGAGGAAGTGAAGAGCGAAGTGAAAGCGAGCGAAGCGAAGGAGGAGGAGGAGTCAGAAGAGGTGGAGGTGGAGGAGATGGAGTATAAGGGAGTGAAGTATTTGAGGTCAAGAGGTAACGTGGTGTATGATATAGAGACGAGTGAAGAGGTGGGAGTATGGAATGAGGAGCGAGGAGTGATAGAGGTGGACTAAGTGGAAGGAAGGGGGGAAGGAAAGTAGCGCGGGACTTTTTTTTAGTGGGGTGTCAGATGTCAAGTGTGTCACATGTCAAAACTGCCCCGAGTACCCCCCGCCGTAAGAATCAACCGTAGGTAAGAATGGACGGCGGATGTATAACAAGAAGTAACACAGAATGAAGTAAAATCTTTCGAACGAATGAAGTAAAATCTCTCAAACGAATGAACTGTAATCTGTGAAGAGAATGAAGTAAAATCTCTCAAAGAATGAAATGGAATCTCTCGAAAAGATGAATTGTAATTATAAAGTTCGAGAGATGAACGATGGAAGCAACCTCCTCCGCCGTCGATATGGAAGCACGCGCCAGCGGGCGCGCCTACCTCCGTAGGAGGACCGAAGGTAAGAATGGACGGCGGATGTATAAGACAAGAACCGTCGTAGGGGGGCGTAACCCCCGGCGGACCCCCATGAGAGCATAATGCTAGCGAAGGATATGTATGTAACCGAATTCCGGTTACCCGATAATAGAGGTAATAAATTCAAATACTAATACCCCCGAGCACCCCCGCCGTAAGAATGGACCGTAGGTAAGAATGGACGGCGGATGTATAACAAGAAGTAACACAGAATGAACTGTAATCTCTCAAACGAATGAAGTATAATCTCTCAAACGAATGAAGTATAATCTCTCAAACGAATGAAGTATAATCTCTCAAACGAATGAAGTATAATCTCTCAAACGAATGAAGTATAATCTCTCAAACGAATGAACTGGAATTATAAAGTTCGAGAGATGAACGATGTAAGCAACCTCCGCCGTCGATATCAACCGACGGTAAGAATTGACGGCGGATGTATAAGACAAGAACCGTCGTAGGGGGGCGGAACCCCCGGCGGAACCCCCGAATATCTCAAACGAATGAAATGGAATTATAAAGTTCGAGAGATGAACGATGGAAGCAACCTCCTCCGCCGTCGATATGGAAGCACGCGCCAGCGGGCGCGCCTACCTCCGTAGGAGGACCGAAGGTAAGAAAGGACGGCGAAGTTACATAAAATCATGAGAACCGTCGTAGGGGGGCGGAACCCCAGGCGGACCCCCATGAGAGCATAATGAGAGCGAAGGGTATGTATGTAACCGAATTCCGGTTACTCGAGAATAGAGGTAATAAATTCAAATACTAATACCCCGAGCACCCCCGCCGTAAGAATGGACCGTAGGTAAGAATGGACGGCGGATGTATAACAAGAAGTAACACAGAATGAACTGTAATCTCTCGAACGAATGAAGTATAATCTCTCAAACGAATGAAATGGAATCTCTCGAACGAATGAAATGGAATCTCTCGAACGAATGAAATGGAATCTCTCGAACGAATGAAATGGAATCTCTCAAACGAATGAAGTATAATCTCTCAAACGAATGAAATGGAATTATAAAGTTCGAGAGATGAACGATGTAAGCAACCTCCGCCGTCGATATCAACCGACGGTAAGAATTGACGGCGGATGTATAAGACAAGAACCGTCGTAGGGGGGCGTAACCCCCAGCGGACCCCCCAGCGGACCCCCATGAGAGCATAATGATAGCGAAGGATATGTATGTCACCGAATTCCGGTTACTCGAGAATAGAGGTAATAAATTAAAATACTAATACCCCGAGCACCCCCGCCGTAAGAATGGACCGTAGGTAAGAATGGACGGATGATGTATAACAAGAAGTAAAACAGAATGAATCGTAATCTCTCAAACGAATGAAATGGAATCTATGAAGCGAATGATGTATAATCTTTCAAACGAATGAAGTATAATCTCTCAAACGAATGAACTGTAATCTCTCAAACGAATGAAATGGAATTGTAAAGTTCGAGAGATGAACGATGGAAGCAACCCCCCGCCGTCGATATGAACCGAAGGTAAGAATGGACGGAGAAGTTACATAAAATCATGAGAACCGTCGTAGGGGGCGGAACCCCCGGCGGAACCCCCGAATCTCTCGAAAAGATGAATTGTAATTATAAAGTTCGAGAGAAGAACGATGGAAGCAACCCCGCCGTAAGAATGGAAGCACGCGCCAGCGGGCGCACCTACCTCCGTAGGAGGACCGAAGGTAAGAATGGACGGCGGATGTATAAGACAAGAACCGTCGTAGGGGGGCGTAACCCCTTGCGTAACCCCCGGCGGATCCCCATGAGAGCATAATGATAGCGAAGGATATGTATGTAACCGAATTCCGGTTACCCGATAATAGAGGTAATAAATTCAAATACTAATACCCCGTGCACCCCCCGCCGTAAGAATGGACCGAAGGTAAGAATGGACGGCGGGTAATAACAGGATATAGAAACAACCTATCGTCCACCGTCGTAGGGGGGCGGAACCCCCTGCGGAACCCCCTGCGGAACCCCCTGCGGAACCCCCCTTAAATAGAATAGAACTAGAATATAGGGATGCGAAGTAGGAGTAGGAGTAGAAGTAGAATAGGAGTGAAGCGAAGTAGAGGCGTAACGTTGCGAAGGTCGCGAAAGACGTTCGAGGAAAGACTGGAAGGACAGAAGATATGCGAGATAAGAAACAAGAGAGAGGATGTAAGATGCGATGTATACGAACTGGATTGCGAAAAAGAGGAGGAGGAGGTAAGAAGAATAAGAAAAGTGGCGGAAAAACAGCGAGGATATTTTTACGAGATATACCCATGGAAGTCAAGATGTAAAGAGGGATGGAAGATGTATATCGCGATGAGAAGAGATGAGCGAAGCGGAGAACTGGTAATATGCGCGTGGTGTTCGGTAAGGACGGAAGAGCTGGAGAAAGGAGATGGAGAGAGAATAAATGCGGGATATATCGTGGAAGTATCGGTGCGTAGAAAGAAGAAGGATGGGGGAGTAGACGAGAAGTATAAAGGGATGGGGATAGAACTGCTGAAAAAGATAATGGAGAGGTCAAAAGAGAGGGGTATACGAATGATGTATTTGGTGCCATCGAACGCGATAGTGAAGGGAGTATACATGTCGAGTCTGGGGATGAGTGAAGTGGAAGGGACCTCATATTTGGTGAAGAGTGTGTCGTCGTCGTCGTCGTCGGAGGATGCGGAATCGATAGAAACGATGCGAGAGATAATAAGACAAAAAAGAAGAAAAGAGATAGAACAGGAGGAGGAGCAATATGAGGAGGGATTGCGCGAATTAAGCGAAAGGGTGCGCGCAAGGTTGAAAGAGAAGGTGGAGGAGAGAGAGATGAGTTTGGACGATAGGACGGCATTGTTGGTGGAGATAGCAATGATGGAAGATGATGCGGATGAGGATGAGATAATCGAGTACATAGACGGTATATAAACATTAAAACGCAAAAATACCCACACCATAATAAGAGTCAAAAATTGTTATGTCACCGAAATCCCGGCACCCGATAATACACATGGAATTCAAATACTAATATCCCCGTCACCGCCGGCCGTAAGAATCAACCGGCGAAGCGTAAAGAGTAAAGATAGACGGCAGATTCTTGACAACAATAACTCAACCCGGAACCCCAAAAAGATACACGGCGATGAATCATAATCTTCTATAGACATACTGAATCATAATCTATAGACATACTGAATTATACTGAATCATAATCTCTCATGATACTGAATCATAATCTCTCAATGCTTCGCATTATCCCCGCATGCGAGTGAATCAACATATTGAATCATAATCTCTCATGATAATGATGTAAATCTCTCGAACTTTATATTTCAGATTCATAGTTTCGAGAGATTATGATGGTAAAAAAAACATGATATCGGCACCCCCGCCGTAAGATTCGACCGTAGGTAAATATCGACGGCGGATGATATTGTAATCTCTCAATGCTTCGCATTATTCTCCGCATGCGAGGGAATCAACATATATACAATCCGTCGTAGGGGGGCGGAACCCCCTGCGGAACCCCCACAACACAATCAATACACACAAGAACAGTGTTCGAATCATCTCCAATATCAACAAATTCAGATTCATCATCAAGACCACGGTTACACTTACGGCAAAGTCCAAATCGATGCGCGTCCCAATCATCATCAGAACGAACATAAGTAGCCGCAGTAGCAGCAGCAGCAGTAGCACTCCAATACACAGAAGAATTCATTTCTCTATCGTCAATTTCGCTGTATTACAATAGATTATGAAAAAGTATTTCAATTTTTTCCGAGAGGACCGCAATCGCAAAAAAAAAGACACAACTGTGTCAACGCGGTCACATGTCAACGCGGTCACATGTCAACGCGGTCACATGTCAACGAGGTCACATGTCAACGAGGTCACATGTCAACGAGGTCACATGTCAACGAGGTCACATGTCAACGCATAGGTCCAGGACTTACACCCGCAAAGCAGACAATCGAACATACATATCACACTCCAACTCGGAAATCATCCGGCAAATCGATACAGGATTCTCTTCATTCTTACGCACACCCATAGCCTTACGCGCAGCAGCACCAGCAGATTTCTTCTCACGCTTCAACGCAGCACCACGCACGCAAGCGCTCACAATCGTAACACAATTTGACTCCATCTGAATTGTTCTATAAGATACTTGAATCTCATAATATCATGAAAAGCATTTCAATATTTTCACGATACAGACATCAACATCCACATAAAATCCCACTCCATATATCGTCTAATTTGTAACCGACTCCTATTTATCCTACTCAAATCCGGTTATCGATATAGAACAGGATTTCGGTTCAAAATAGCGCACGGGGGAGCCCGACGGAGGAGGGCGGATTGGAGGGGGGCACAGGGCAAATTGCCGGGGGCGCATATACAGAGCATCCATGCGCCAGAATATCTCCCGCCCCGCGAATCGCGGGGCTCTCCCGCGCCGAGTCGTAGACCGGTCATAATCCAATCATAATCCAATCATAATCCAATCATAATCCAATCATAATCCAATCATAATCCAATCATAATCCAATCATAATCCAATCATAATCCAATCATAATCCAATCATAATCCAATCATAATCCAATCATAA